CCAGGAGAACTCGGACTCGCCAGTATCAGGACGCACTGCGCCCTGCGCCCGGGCGTTGTGCCCGACCACGAATGCCAGTTTCATAGCTGGTTCCTTTGTCTGGATGGGAGATTAAGCGGCGATGCTGTAGGCCAGCGCCAGCAGGAGAACGGCGGAGAGAACCGCCTTGGGGACGCGATACCAGCGGGACCGGCGGACCCGCTGGACCTTTTCACGGGCCTGTTTCATTTCACCGTTCCCCCTAACCGCTTGGCGAGAAGCGCGAGGATGGCCCCGCGCAACTCGGTGATCAGGGAATGCCCGGCCCAGCCCAGCAGGAAAGGCACCAAGAGCAACGCGGCGGGCGGCAGGTCGCCAAGAGGCAGGCCCACCTTGATCATCAGAACCGGGCCGCCGAAGGTGCCCACCAGGGTGTTGAACACCAGAAGCGAGGCAACCTTGCGGAAACCCCAATCCTCCAGATCGAGCACTGCGATCACCGCGCCGATCAGCGCCATGATCAGCATCGGCAGCGACGATCCATTTGCCATCAGCCAGGAGCTTGCCACGGCAAAGAACCCCGCCGAAGCGGAGCTGAACATTTCAAGCTTCATTGTCACCTCACAGAAAGAAGGAAAGGAGGCTGGGCCAGTAATGCAGCCCTGCCCATGCCAGTACCCCGCCGGCCATTGTGGCCAGCGCGTCGAAAACATCGGGCGTGCCATAGCCCAGCCGGTCGCGGATCTCCTTTCCCACCGCGGCGACGCAGGCGGCGGCAAGACCGATCACCGGCCAGAAGATCAGGCCGAAGAGCAGCCCCAGGAGCACCCCGGCGATGAGGTGCCCGCCCTTGTCGGCTGGCAGGCCAAACACGCGAAAGACCCCGCCGAGGCGGAGCAGGAGAGCTTGAATTTTCATGGGGGAAATCCCTTGTCAGGCGATGCCGAACATCGCGTCCAGCACTTCGTCGCTGACGCTCATGTGAGCCGCGATAGCGGCCAGCAGCGGGTGCAGGCGGCGGATTTCCGTAGAGGTGGCCCAGACGATACGGGCCTCGGCAGCGGCTGCCGGGGGAAGATCCGCCAGCATGACATCCAGCGAGGACGGCCAATCACCCTTGGCGGCGGCGATGGCGTCTGTCTCGGTCAGCAGATCCTGCCGGAAGAGCGCCAGGCAAAAGGCCTGGCGGGACAATTTGGCGGCCTCCCGCTGCGCGGGCAGCAGGTCCGGCTCGATCCACGTTTTTGTGCCAAAATCATAGGTGGAACCGGCGCCTTCCGGAAATCCTTCCGCCCGCTTGGCATCCGGCTCATCCGGGGTTGCCCCGTCGCCAAAGATTCCAATCAGGTCACCCGCGGGGGTCACGTAAGCTACTGAACTCATTTCATCACCATGCATAGAAGACCACTTTCCAGTGGCTGGAGGTCGGGACGACGTAGTCGGCGGAGGAGTTTTGGATCGCGGCAGAGTCCACAAAGAAGCGGAGGCTGGTAGAATTGGCACGGGAGACATAGCCCCTTGCCCCATCACCATCCATCACCCCGCCAACAGGGAGTTCATCGCCGACAGCCCATCCGTTGTTGGCGGTTTTGCACCGCAGGACGACCTTCCAATTCGCCGGCACCCGGCCCAGTCCGTGGTTCACCTGAATTGCGGCATTGGCCACATACGACTGCTCGCTGCTGGTGTAGGTCGGGGCAATCTTCATATAGCGGTTGTCGCAGTCTCCACGAGTGAAGACATGACTGTCCCCGGTCGATTGCCCGGCATTGGCAAAGAGGTAGGATCGGGCAGCACCTCCGTTCTCATTACGAACCTCAACCACGAACCCCTGCCCGCTATCGTCGTAGTACGTGCGGGCCAGTATTGCGCGGGTGCTGCTTAGGTAGCGAGTCTCCGGGTCTTGGTCGGAGGACCCCGCTTCAATGTCCAGACGTTTGCGAATACGAGCGTCGCCCTCGCTGTCGATAATGTAGCCGGTGGAGCCGGGGTTGGTGGTGTCACTCTGGCCGTAACCAACACGCAGGTTGTTGGCCACGGTCATCCTGCCCTCAGTGGTCAGCGACATGGCCCCTTGGCCGTTCGAATGAGCCGCATCCCCAAACCACCAGCCACGGTTCGCGTCGTTGCTCATCTGGAACGTCATGGCGTAGTCCGACAGACCACCGAAGGAATAACCAGCGGCCATGCCAATACCATAAGTGCCGGAGGCACCATACAGCCGGTATTTGGTCCGGTTGTCCGCCGCGTTTGCCGCGTAGGAGTAGGAATAAACTTTGTTCAGATAGTTGCCATCACGCCCGAGCGTGTAGGCGTTATCCGCAACCGGATAAAAATGGCCAGCCCCTGCCACACTCCAGCGTAGAATGTTGTTCGACATCAGTGAGAAGACGTCGTTCTCTGGAGTGCCAATAAACGCGGCCCCGCCGGAGACCTGGCTGCGGAGGGTTGTAACACCGTTAGTAAGGTCCGTGTAGGCGCTGATCCCGCCCGCCAGGGTCATTACCTTATTGTCCGATGTGGTGACGGCCAAAGCCCCAGCGATAGCAGCACCTCCGGCGATATCCAGCGTGAACTTGTGCGTAGCCTGGTCGAAGCTGCCCAGCTTCACATCCTGCTGGCCGTCGAAAAAGAAGACCTCGGAAAGCCCGGCGGTCTCTTTCACCCACATCATGTTGCGGACGGCATAGGCAGGCCGTGCAGCCCCGCTGTGCTGCGAGTAGATCGCCGGCCGCCAGTTGTTCAGCCACTCGGCCAGTTGCAGGCCGTTTGTAATCGCCGGATCGATGTTCGGCAGAGTGTTTTGCGTCATGTCGCCCTCTTAGGATTCCCGCCCGTAGCCCTTGGCTACCCAGTCGAACGTGCAGGCCAGATCTGCCCCGCTGCTGGTTTCAAACCGGATATTGAACCCGGCATTGGTCACATTGCTGCGCCGCACCACCGCCCCAGACGGAAGATCCTGCCCGGTGATCGTGATCGCTGGCCTCTTCTTGAACGGCGGAACAAACGGCACGTAGATCCCGCCCACCGGGCAGTTGACGTCATCGCCGCCATCTACCCGGTCCGGCATGTCCACCGTGACCTCCAGGCGGCTGATATCCACCAGCACCGCCGCGTCAAAGCTCTCCACATCGAGGCGGAAGCGGTAGCCGCGCGCCAGATGGTCACCGGCCCGGAACTCTTCCCAATCACGCCAGACGGCCGAGCCGCTGGCCGGGTTATCGTCGGTGGTCTGCATCATCAGGCGGGCCAGCCAGGTATCCCCTGCAGCCGTGCCGCTCAGGCTCTCCATGGCGCTCAGATTGGGCCAAGCGGCCATGGTGAAGGAGGCCAGATAGCCGGTTGCGTTGATGTCGCCGCTAAGGCGCGACGGGTAGATCGCGCCGAGATCCACCACCTCGGAAAGCTCGTACTGCGCCGAGGTGTTCCCGGCGCTCAGCACCAGCCGGAGGCCTTCAACCGCCAAGCCGGTTTTCTGGCCGGTGAAGGCAGGCTCCTCCGTCAGCGTCTCCACCACGTTCAGGCCAAAGACCGCGATATCGGAGACCGAAACCTGCGTCACAGCTTCACTGACCCGCCCCCAGTGGCCCACGGCCCGGATCAGGTAGGACCCCGCCAAGGCCGGAACGGTTGCCGCTCCGCCCTGCACTTCTGATGCGACCTGCAGCGCCTGCGACCACCCGCCGTTATTGCCGGAGGCCAGGAACCGCAGCTCATAGTGTTTTGCCGCGGGATCATCCGCATTCCAGGTCAGCGTCACATGACTGTTGACCAGATCCGCGCGGAACTTGGTCACATCCTCCGGCGTCGTCAGGCCGATGGACCATTCTGCCTCTACTTCCGTCACAGGGCTGATCAGACCGGCGCGGTTTTCGCGGGCGATCTGCAGCTTGTGCAGGCCGTACTTTTCCAGCGGCACATCAAAGTCGCCTTCCAGGAACGGCCCGACCGAAGAAGACACGCCGAAGGGATCGATCAGCGTCACGTGGTACCGGGCGGTATCGTAGCGATCGAAGGCCGAGACCTGCACCCGGGCCACGACACGCGCCGGGCCATAAAGCACGGTCGGCACAACCGACTGAATATCCGGTGCCGCGGGGCGCAGTGTTGCGCGCGGCTGCACGGTGGTGATGTTTGGCACGTAATCCGGGATTGTACCCTGGTCGGCCTGCAGAACCTCCGGGGCGGCCGGCACACCGGTAAGGGTCGCCTGCTGGCCGCTGGAATGGTGAATGGACTTGACCAGGACCGCCATGCTCTCTTGCGTGGTCTCTTCGACCAGCACCAGATCACCGGCAGCGATACCAGCGGAGGGGGTGCCTGCTGCTGGCGTCCAGGGGCCACCCTCGATCTGCGGCGGTCCAGCCTGGAAAATAACCTCTTCGCCGGTCGCTTGGCGCACGATCAGGCGGTATGCGGCCCCCTCCAGGGCAAACTCTTCATCCAGCGAAAGCGCCGTCAGATCACCGCCGGAAGCCTCCAGGCTAGTGATCCGGCCCGACCCTACACCGATCAGCGGAACGTCATGCACAAGCCGCACCTTGTCGCCCATGTTGACGCGCAGGTGCTCCAGGTCGCTTTGCCAGGAGAACTCTTCCGGGCGGAGAACGATCTGGGCGAGGTGATACCGGCCAAGCCGCCAAGCATTGCCGCCGGTGGCGTCATCCTTGGACAGAACCACGCCGCGCAGCTCCAGCGTTTCGAACTCTGTGGCGTTACCCGCATGGAAGCCATCGGCATGGACTAGGATTTCATCCTGCTGCCATTCCAGCCGCTCGCTGATGCAGCGCACCCGGAAACCGTGGATCTCTTTCGGGAAGATCCGGCGGCCTTTGAAACCGTAGCTGTTTCGCGGGCTGAACTGCTGGACAATCGGCCCCGCCCCGCCGTCGCGGATGATCGAATATTTCAGGTCACGCAGGAACCGGCGGGCGCGGCCAGCGCCGCAAATCATGTCCAGCACATCGGCCACCCGGGTGGATTGGTCAATCACCGCATCGCAGGTCCAGTGCGGCTCTTCCGTCGCCCAATCCAGCAAATCCTGAAGCTGCAACCGGGCATCTGCCAGCGGCTTGGCGATCATCGGCCCCATGAGGGCGCGCGCATAGATCCAGGCCGGGTGCCGCACCGGCTGCAGCGCGGACCATGCCGAGCCATTCCAAACAGGAGCCATCTGCAGAGCAATGCCGTTCAAGTCGTCAAGCTGGCCGTTGAGCTGGTCGGACGCACGAATTTTCACTGCCACCTCGGCAATGTCGGCATGGCTGGGCAGCTCGCCAGCCTGCACCGAGCGGATGGCCGTCAGGAAGGCGTCATCGCGGATTGTGGTGTCGTCGCTGTCCTCGGTCAGGCGCGTGACCCGCACATCATATTCGCCCGCCTCCGGAAACTCGATCAGCTTGGAAAAGCGCAGGTTCGCAGTAGATGCGCCGCTATAGGTTTCGGTCCCGGCATCGGTCCAGCCGGTATCCCCCACCTTTTGGAACTCGAACTTCACATCCAGCGAATGGGTCTGCTTGCTGTTGTTCGATCCGAACTTGACCAGCCCTTGGCAGGTCACATCCGCTGTGGCCGAGACAGCGCGCTCCCGGGTGGTGCGCGTGACTTGCACATCCTTTTCCAGGCGCACCGAGTAGGCATCCTCGGCAATATCATCCGGGTAGAGCGAAAGCGCCTCTGTGCCCGAGCGCCACGCCTTCACCAAGCCCGCCAGCTCTGGCATGCGCGCAAGCGTCTCGGTCTGGTCGACGTTCAGAAACTCCAGCTCCACCCCTTCGAATTCGGTGATGGGCGTGGTGCCGATCCGCAGCGCCTCAAGAGCAACCGGGCCGTAACCGAAGGTATACCGGCCCCGGTAGTAGATCTCATCGCCCTCACCTTCAGTGAAGCCGCGCGCGGTTTTCGGCGGGTAGATCTGATGGCGGCCAAGGACGGTCGGATAGACACCATAGCGGTTTTCAGCATTGCCGGTGCCGGTGATCGAATAATTCGGATCGTCCTGCAGAATTTGACCCGGCGCCACGGGCGGCGGGATCAGGGCATTGACCGCGAGAGCGCCAACAATCGTCACGGCTGCATAGGTCAGGGCATAGGCCATAGACCCTGCTTCCAGCGCGAAGAGCGTGCCCGCCACATAAGAGGCGGCTTGCGGAATAACGGCCGACAAGAGAAGTCCGGCGACCGGCCCGTGAACCTTCGGGCCGATCAGCACATGGCTGCCAGCGCGCGGCCGCACGCGGTCCCACATGTGCATCGGAACAACGGTGGACTTGGTGCCGCTGCTGATTGTCACCTCTACAGACAGCAGAAATCGCTTTTCGATTCCGGCGTCCTGAATGATCTCCCAGACGGTCACGCCCTCATGCCTGTTCTGGCACACCGGCTTGCCCCGCAGAGGATGCTGATACAGGGCTGTCTCGAATTCAGCAGTCATATAGATAGATGCCCTCTAGCCGGGTGCCCCAAGCGGTGCTGGTGAAGTCCTCAATAACGCTCTGCCCGGCTTCACCGGAGGCGTGGAGCATGCGCCGGGCGTCCAGCGCATAGCCCACATGGAGCGCCATCCCTTTGACGTGAAACAGAACCGCCGCGCCCTCTTCCGCCCGCTCTACGTGCCGCCAGTCTGGCCGGAACTGATCAGCCAGCCGCACGCGTGCGGCCCGCGTCATGGTGCAGTGAGGGTCGAACAGTTCCCGGCCGTGCCGGACCCGCTGCAGGGCCAGGAAGAGGCCGAGGCAGTCATACTCTTCCGGCCCCCTGCCGCGCTCGCGGTAGGGGATGCCGATCCAATCATCCGTCCACATCAGAAAAGCGCCGGCGTGTTTCCGGGGGTCATAGCCATTGACCCGAATTGCATATCCAAGATCGGCTCCACGCCGAGTGCGCCGCTGATGGTGCGCGCGTCGTATTCTGCTGCGCGCATTTCCACATCAAGCGGGCCGATCTCGATGGTGTCCGGCGTATCAGCCAGCACCCATACAAGTCGGACCGCAACGGCGCCGGTGACATTCCGCAATGCTTGCACCAGGCGGCGATCTGTATTGTCGGCCACCCACTGGAGAACCGGCACGCCCTCTTCCTCTTCATCCGGCAAGGCCACGTCAAAGGCGAGCGGCGAGAATTCCTTTGTCAGGTGAGTAATCGGTTCCTCGTTTGGAACGATGCGGATTTCCTCCGCCCAGTTGTCCTGCGTGAGGGTCGCCAACGGCAGGAATACCTGTCCGGTTTCCTGCGCGTGCATAGCCTCCTGCAGCGCAGCGCTAAGCGTGGACCTCATGGCATCAATTCCAGGCTGATGGAGATCGAGAAGGCGTTCAGGCCGATCTGGCGAATGCCATACGGATTCCGCGCCGCAAACCGCCAGTTCCGCTGCGCGCCCTCAAAGGGGTGCTTCATCTCGAACTGCAGCGCCCCGCGCTGCAAGTCATTGCGGAAGAAGGCCAGGAAGTCGCCACGGGCGATAGCCGATACAGGCGCAAACTCCATGCGGAATGGTTCAATAGCAGCAGTGGTGCGTGGACGGCGCTTGGCCGGACCTGCGTCCATGCTGGTCTCCAAGAGCACACCGCGAGGCGAACCTTCCTCCAGACCCCGCATAGTGGGGCACGGCATCGAAGACGGAAATTGAGGCATGATTAGAACCCTTGCACCGCCGGGCGGATGTTGAAACGCTGCCGCAGCTCCCGGTCAACGTGACCGTCAGCAATGGCACCTTTCACTTGATCCCGGATAACGATATCCAGCCGCCCCCCTGCGCCTCGCTCGGTAGAGACTTCGGAAGAGCCGTAGTTCAGGACGTTCACATAAACGCCCACCTCAGAACCGCCGGACCCGCCAGCCATCCGCACCCCAAGCTTTCCGTTGATGCGCGCCAGCGGCATGATCGCCTCTGGCCCGGCCTCGCCCATCAGCCCGGTGTTGCGCCCTGCCATCGGGAAAAAGGTCGGCGAAGACACAACGCCGCCATTGGCAAAGGGCATCACCCGGC